TTCCGTTGGGTTAATATACCCCGCATCGTACTCAACTAATATACCTTTTCCTGATTCATTTGGTTGTAATATTCGTAAACTCATTTTAAATGTTTTATTTATAAATATTAAACATTCTCGGTTTGTAGCGTTTCTTTATTTATTTTACTCTTTTTGGTTAGATAAAAATTAAAATTTTCATTGTTTAAAAAATTGTCTTTAAAAATTTGTTCTGTAATTTTTTGTAAATTTTGTTTAATTTCTTTACCCTTAAAGTCCAAACCTTCTTGGGTTATGTAAAAATTTATTTCAAGATTCATAAATGATTTTTTATTTAGATTGAGTCCGCTGGACCTTAAATCTAAATCGACAATAAATTTTTCATCAAATATTTGTTTGTTTATCGACTCGTATATCGAGTGTTTGATACTTCTACTTAGGTTAAGAACTGTTCTTGTCCAATTATCACATTCGTAAATTGGTTCGACCCAAGTTTGGATGTTTAAGTAGAGAGATTTAAGATTGATTGAATCCACCGTTCCATAAACAATTTTTGCTGTTTTGAAACCTTGTAGGAAAGAAGTTTTTCCCTTTTTCATTAATTTTCATATTTTCTCGTTTATTTTTAAAAATAATAGGTATTTTTATATGTAATGTCAAAACTTTTTTGTAGGAGGAAGATATATGTATTATATGATAATAGTTAAACTAAATAACAACATTACGATTGAAAAGGCCTTAAAACTTTATAAGAGTAAAGTTATTAAGACACGTCAAAGTGGGGAACTTTTTAAAAGGAAAGAATTTGTTAAGAAATCTGTTATTAAAAGAAATGAACTTTCTAAGGCCAAGTATGTCCAAAAAAAGTTCAAATCTGATAACGATTAAAGATTTTCTTTAAGATTTTTAAGTTTGAAATACGTAAGTTTATCGTATTTTTCAGAAATTACTTTTGATATAGTTTCATCAATTCTTGTTTGCATTGAAGTATCAGTGCTAGCATTTTTCATTTCTGTTAGTTTTGTAACCACGCCTTCTTTAAGTGTGATGTATTTTTCATTCAATTCTGAATCATCTTCCGACAACAAAGCGATTAATTCTTTTTTATCTGATTCGTTTAAACCATCAATATAACTTTTGATAGTTTTATTGGCAACACTAACCATTGTTGATAATGGTAAATCAATACCTTCAGTTTTTGTTATTGGTAATTTTTTAAGAGATTCCGCAATAACTTTTCTACTTTTAATTTTTGATTCAATAGTTAAAACATCACTAGAAAATAATGTATCGATATCTTTATAGTTACTTTCTACATTTTTATTTCCAACCCAAGCGACTATTTTATTGATATCCGATTGTTTTACTTTGTTTACAGTATTCTCGTAAATTTTGATACATTCGTTTATATATTCATTACAATAAGATTCGTTTAATGACTTAGGAGAACTTAATTCATCATATAGATAAAATAATTTACTAATGTTTTTATTTTCTATAACTAATTTCTTAAATGTTTTTAATTCGTTTTTGAATGTGTCGTTAGCATATGATTCTAACAATACATTTTCTATCTTTGTTTTTAATAAACCAAAATTTTTCATATCTAATTTTTATTATAAATATCTAATCTTTTAGAAGTTTACCTAATTGAGCTTCAATATCCCCTAAAGAATTTTTACCTTTCGATAAATCAATATATGATTCATCTTCTGTTAATGTACTTTGTTCTACTAAAATTTTTAGATTATCTCGTTTAAACGATTCAGGTGTTACACCGGCATCACCTCCCGGTTCAGGACCCGGAGCTGCCTCAGGGGCTCCTCCTGCCTCAGGGGCTCCTCCTAGTTCAGGTCCACCTAAATCTTCCATTCCTCCTCCGAAACCTCCTCCACCTCCTGGCGGTGGTGGTGATGACGGTGCGGCTCCACCGGCTGTTGCTCCGGATGTTGAATTACCATATAATTTATCGATATTATCAAAAATACCTGTATGAGTAATGATTGTTGCGGTATTGGTTAATTCTGCACCAACCGCCATTTCAATTCTTTGTTGTTGTAAATCTAATTTGATATCCTCATCTGAGAATCCTAAAATGTGTTTCTTAGCCCAAGACACTGATACCGGTGCGATACCCGCAATTGCAGCAACAGCTTGTTGATATAATCCTATCTTTTCTTTCCAAAGTTCAACTTTTAATAAATCCGCTTGTGACGATGGATTTGTTAATGCTAGTGTAAAATTTGATAATTCATCCTCAAACCCTAATAAAAATAAATGTATGATTGCAATTTTATTTAATTCCGCAATCATAGATTTTTGAATCTTATTAATTGTTCTTGCAAAACGAATATCCATTAATGATAAATTTTTACCATCACCAGCAGTTTCTTCAAAACCTAAAAACGCTTTAGGAACACGAAGAGCGGTTAATAATTTCTTTTGGATATATTCGATATCGGCAATCTCAGCTAAATTCTGAGCTCCCGGTAATGTTTCAATAGGCATCGTAGCTGCTGGGTCACGAACAGGGATAAAGTAATCTTGGTCTACTGCCATTTGATTAAACCTCATATCCACATTACCTGTTTTAGCGTCAACAATTTGGTCTCGTTTGAATTTGTTCGCAACACGTTGTACATATGCCTCAACATCTTTATCATCCATATTACCAACGAACACTTTGAATACACGTCTCTCCGGAGCTCTCGAAGTTCTATAAATTAACATTGCGTCTTCGGATAATAATAATTGTTTCCAAATACGTCTTGCCTTTTCCAACATAGAAGTACCGTAAGGTAATTTTCTATCATCACCTAACAATCTAAAGTGGGCAATTTCCCAAGAGTTGAACTCCATATCTTTGGCTTTCCATTTGAATCTTAATCCTTTGTTTTCGGCCGGTTCTTCAAGATTAGCAGATTTTGCAGCCATACCTCTCTCCAAACGTTCAATTTCAATATTTGGTAATTGCATACACCCAACAATTCCTTTATCTGAATCCAATTTTAAGTAGACAAAATTATCACCATATTTACAAGTGTTTCTTGTCCACATAGTTAAGTTTGTATTGATATCTAACACATTGTTAAATAAATCAGCTAAAATTGATTTTATCCTTTTTGATTCAGAATAAATTTGTAACATATAACCATTCTCATCAACTGTTGTAGATTCTTCACCATAAATGTCTAAAGCCGCAGATATTTCCGGTGTATATTCCATAGATTCGTAATCGTAGAATGATGCTAAACGAGTTGGTTCGTAATAAACCGCTTGAGTGTATAAATTACTTTCAATCTTAGTCCATTGATTGGATAAGTAATAAGTTTGTTGAGCTTGTAATTTCTCTCTCTCATATTCTGCTTGAGAAGTAGTTTTTAATAACTCTTTTTTGTCCAACTTATATGTTGGGTAATCTTGATTTAATAACGAATTTGGACCAAATGCTTGTGAAAGCCTTTGCCAAACCGTTAAATCCGTATTTTGATTATTTTCCATATTCTAAATTTAAATATAATTTTCCTTATATAAATAGTTTACTTTGTTCTAATAAGTATCTGTTTTACTTATTGTATGTTAAGACATTATTTGCAAAATATAAATTACTATTACTCACAACAGTTGTTTATTGAAATATCAATAGTTCCCGGGTCACCACCAGTTCTTACAACTGTGTTTTCTTGTGCACAAACATCTTGTGGAATTTCAGCTTCAACAAACACTGTCAGAGTAACACCCGCACAATTAGTATATTGGAAATTAGTTCCACCTACAGATGGGTTCGGTGGAGGTGGTGTATTACTTGTTAATGTATAACATACACAAACTACCGGAGGTGTTACAGTAGGTGTAGGTGTTGCCGTTGTTGTTTGGGTAGGAGTCGCAGTTAATGTAGGTGTTGTCGTCGGAGTTTGAGTTCTTGTTTGTGTTGGAGTTGCCGTTAATGTAGGTGTTGTCGTCGGAGTTTGAGTTCTTGTTTGTGTTGGAGTTGCCGTTAATGTAGGTGTTGTCGTCGGAGTTTGAGTTCTTGTTTGTGTTGGAGTTGCCGTTAATGTAGGTGTTGTCGTCGGAGTTTGAGTTCTTGTTTGTGTTGGTGTCGTGGTTAACGTAGGCGTTGGAGTTTGAGTTCTCGTTTGAGTAGGAGTTGCCGTCAATGTAGGTGTTGTTGTTGGTGTTTGAGTAGGAGTTGCCGTTAATGTTGCCGTCGGAGTTTGAGTTCTTGTTTGAGTAGGCGTTGCCGTCAATGTTGACGTTGGAGTATTTGTTGTTGTTTGTGTTGGTGTTGCCGTCAATGTAGGAGTTGTCGTTGGTGTTTGAGTTCTTGTTTGTGTTGGCGTTGCGGTTAATGTAGGTGTTGTTGTAGGTGTTGTTGTAGGTGTTTGAGTTCTTGTTACACTAGGTGTCATAGTGTTTGTTGGGGTATTTGTTGTAGTTTGAGTAGGGGTTTGAGTTACAGTTGATGTTGGTGTCGGTGTCAATGGAATACAAGGATAATCGAATATACAAGCAGCACAACTCGCATAAGGCGTAATAGTAATAATTTGAAATTGACTAGTATATGACGGACCACTAATAGCCGTAACACATCCCGCATATCCTAATGTACTAATATAGTATTTATCTCCAATTGTTATTGGAATTGCTATTCCACCAACTTTATATATGAAACTTGGGTAG